CGTTCCCCCAACTCAGACTCAGCTTAGGTTGCTGAGACGGAGATAGCAGCAGCACACTCAGCGCGAAGCTGGCCCATACCGAGAGCTTGACGGGCGACCATCAAATCGGACTGGTACTGAACGCGGAACTCGTTCCCTGTGAGTTGCAGTGAAGGGCTCAGAAGAGACACAACACCAACAGCATCACGGTGGAATACGAAGCCACGAACGTCTGACAGATCCTGCGCATAGTCAGGGTTCACATCACCAGCGACCAATGTGTAGGCAGGCTGTGTGACGTGGTTGCTGGAATACAGAGGAATGCCAGCAACTTTTGCAGTTTCGCCCTGAGCGATTGTGCCGTTGCCACCACCACCGTTGAAGTCGGTGTTGATTGCACGGGATGACTGCGTGATGCAGTAGTAATCGTCAGGAGAGAACACCGCATACATGTTGTCGATGCTGACATCTTTAGTCTCGAAGCCAACACGGGCATCGAAGATGGCATCAACCAACATGTCGCCACGAGCTTGACGTGTTTTGGCGTCAAAAGTAGCAGCGTTGTCACCGAGATCAATGAGCTGGCCTGTCCTTCCAGCGTTGAGAGGATCTTTTGCAAGAGGCTCTGTTGTATTACTAGCGGCGGCGTAAAGTATACGCGCAACACGCTTGTCGTACTCATACGCTAAACTCCTGCCGAGCTCAGTTGTATAGATTTGACGAATATCATAAAAATTCATCAACTCATCTACTTGATAAATAGCTGCGTCGGCTATCATCAAGGCATCAAGTTCAATCACTCGCTGATTAATATCAGAAGGATTGTTGCCTTGTCCTAAAATTTGTGTGCCAGGTTGATGATATCTAGCACTCATTTTCCCAGTAATTGGGAATGCTACAGAGCGGCCTCCACGAATATTTCTTTCGCGAGTTTTGCCCTTAAATACACAATTAGTCATGAACGCATCAAGAACCTCAGAGCTTCCCAGCTTGAGGAACATGGCGCGATCTGCATCGACGCCATTCAGGCCAGGGCCCCACGTAGAAGCGGCACCCTTAATCTGGCCTAAGCGTTGCAAGGCAACATCAGGAGGAGTAGCCATGATTAGATTTTTCGGAGGAATAGTTTTGGTTCTGTTTGACCGCCCATTCCTCCCTGGCTGCAAGTTATCCTTTCGGGCTTACCCAGTTCCGGTTGCTGTCTGACAACAACTTACTAGAAGTCAGGGGAAGCGTGCAATATCATCGCGACCTTATTCCTGTAAGCCTCATCAACATCGTACAAACGCTGACCTCTGTCATTGCGTTTATTCATTGCATCAAGGACTTGCTGCTGGCTTTCAAACCTGACCACCGTGTCTGTTGGTGATCCGCCCCCGTAGAGCTGTGGCTCCACAACAGCGTCAGGAGCCACCTGACGGGCCTGCATTGCCTTCAATGCCCAACTGATGGCCTCTTTGTTGCCGGAGTCCACGACAGCGTTGTAGCTGGCTAGTTCTTCTGCTGGAAGATTCACCTTGGCCCAGCCACTCAGTTGATCAAAGTTTTCTTGGCCGCCAACACTTTGCAGCAGCTCTGTTGCATCAGCATCAGACAACCCCGCCTCGCCAGTTGACGGGGCGGATTGCGCCTTTGACACGTAGTTCTCCACTACTTGCCTTGGCACTTTGAAAGTTTCAGCGAGCGTGTCGTAATGCTCTGATATGTCAGCGCCTTGATCGGCGTTCCACATCAATTCAGCGAGATTGACTCCTTTGCCAGCAAGAAGCTCAACGGCTTCTTTGCCATAGACCTCACTGGCTTGGTCAGCGGAATAGCCAGGCGTTTCGGCTGCTTCAGGTTCAGTGGCAGGCTCAGCCTGAGGCTCAGCAGATTGCTGACCCATCTTCCTCTGAAGCTCCGCATAGGCTTTCGCCAAGTCTTGGGGAGACTTGAACTTGCCAAGGATTGCTTCTTCTTCCTGAAGTTGTTCCTGCTCCTTGGCAAACTCTTCAACAATTCCCTCTTGACCGGGGCCAACCATCCCGCCTTTTTCGCCTTCAGGAACAGTCAGTTGAGGTGAAGTATCGGTCTGTGATCCTTCAACAAAAGGCTGAGGATCAGCAATTACGGCTCTACCGATTTCAGGACTCATTGAGGTTGAGGTTCAGGGTTTTCAGATTGGATTTGCATGTTCTGAGCAGTTTGTGCTGCATCAGCCACGTTTGATGGATCAGCCAACTTTGACTGCATCAGCATCTGCTGCTGTTGCTGTTGTTGTGCTGCTTGCTGTTCCTGAGCAAGCTCCTTATCGGTCTTGATTAGACCAACAGTGTCGATGCCCATGGAATAGGCAAGGCGCTTAATCAGCTCAGATGGTTTCAGATAGGTTTGTAATCCTTCTGGCCCCATTGTCTGACCAAGCGTTGTCGTAAACCTTACTAGCTGCTCCAAATCGTTGCCACGACCAACTGCGGCAAGGCCCACAGTCATGACAGGTTTAACCAACTCTTTTGGCAGCTTGGGCACCTTCTTCTCACGTTGGAGAATGTCAAGCTTGCGGGAGACATAAGGCACCTGAAATTCGGTCTGCAAAATGCTGTAGATCGACCCCAGCGAGTTCTCAATTTGCAACGCTTGCAAGCGGACCTCTTCCGCCGTTGTGCGCTCACTATCTCTCACATCAGCCAGCATGAAAGCCTGTGACAGCCTGGCTTCAATCTGACTTTTGCCTTGCATTGCAACTTGCAGGTCAGTGGATTTCTGAACCTGCAAAGCCATCACATCATTCGGGTCTCCTGTGACGAATGAACCGTTTGGAGCATTAGCCAAATTGGCTGCTTTGGTAACTCCAGAAGGCTTAACCAAGAACAAAACCTTGCTACTTGCCAGGCTTCCTTCTGCGATCGCTTGGCATAACGCTTCTACGGTTTGAAGATCAGCTAAGGCTGCGGCTTCCACATAGCTGATGCCATACATCTGCCCATCGCTGCGCGTCATCCGCAGAGGCATCCAAGGGTTCACGTCCTCTGGAGCACGACCCTCCGAACCAGGAATGATCTTGTTGTTGACCTCCTGGTGCCACTTGACTGTGCCTTTCTTCCCTTGGCTATTTCGTTCCCAAGTGACATAGGTATAGATCCGAACGGTGTCACCAGAATTACGGCGTGGCACTGGCTGTGCAATGTCATCAATCAAGCCACTGGTGATGTCATCGTCCTCTTCAGGATTCCGCACCATGTCCTGCACCTTTTGCGGCAGGGTTTCTACAGCTAGTTCTTCGCACGTAATTACTTCCAATGGATTTCCCATCGGATCCCGTTGACAGACGTAGCGATTGAGATGGAAACAACGCAATCCTTCTGGCGCTACATAAAGCAGCGCATTGCCACCGGCGATGAGGTGCAGCAAAGCCTCATGGAAAACCACACGGTCATTACTGGCCTCGATCTCTCGGAGCACCTGGCGCTCAATCTGGCTCAAGGCCATTTCAAACTCGGACTTTTGCTCTGGGCTAACACCTTGAGCATTTAGCTCGGCTTCATCCAGCGAGAAACGGAAAAACTGCTGTGTCGGAGGCAGAAGGGCCAACAGCATTCGGCTTGCAAGGTTGAGACAACCTCTGGCACCAATGCCATTCCATGGGACCGGATAGGTCTCCTTGGTATTAGCAACTGGCTCTGAACTGGTGGGGATGAGATACGGAATCGTCAGCCGAGCGCAAGCCCTGCCACGACTCAAGTAATAGTCCCTGTCAGAAGCCAGGTCTTCGTATCGTTGAGCAGCAGTTTTACGCATGATTAGATCGAAAGATTGGGGCCACGATTACGGCTTGAGCCACGAGCAACTTGTGCAGCAGTTGATGCTGCGCCTTTCCCGCGAGTCTTTGGGTTTGACCTGGCAGCAGAAGGAGCCATTGGCTGCTGTTCAGAAAGAATGCTCAGCGATGACGAAACCGCTTGGCCTCTTGATCGAATGCCTCCAATCTTTACGGCTTGATCAGCCGCCATCCTTTGGACATTTGCAGCTTGAGCCGTTGCCAAACCAGCAGCCTTTTTTTGTTGCTCGGATTCAAGCGCCGACAAATTGTTGCTTTGTTGTGACCTTAACCCTGCAACCTTTTTGCGCTGAACCGCTTGTTGGTCAGTCATTTGTTGCTGCAATGCAACTGACTGCGCTTGCTGCTGCTGAGCCAAAGTGACGCGGCGGCGCGCAAGGCGATCAAGCTCTTGCTGCTTCCGCTCTGCCTCCTTGTCCAGTCTTTTCTGTTTGTTTTTAGCGCGGACTTCTTCGCGCTTCCTTTTTCCACCGCCACACATAATCAGACTCCGATGTTGAGACCAGAACCAGCTTGGTTAGCTGTTCCAGCGGTACTGATCTTGAGATTCTTCTTAGGCTTTTTCTTATCAGTAACAGCAGCAGTGGTCTGAGCACCTTCTGGGATTTCAGTTTGCTGCGCTGTCGTTGAATAGGAAGCCATTTCAGCAGCGGCTAATGCTGCTGCACTACTGGAATCCGAGGCATAACCAGCAGCGGTGTCTTTGTTCGTGGCGTCATAACCAGCAGCAGTCTTTGCATTTGCGTCTGCATTGGCTTGGTCCATTGCTGCGTAATCCCTGTCGTATTGAGCTTGCAACGCTGCTGTTTCGCTATTCGCTGCATCAATCTGTGATTGCAGTTGGCTTTGGAATTGCTGCTGCTGTTGGCCCATTTGGGTTCGGTACTGATCAAGAGATCGTTCAGACCGCCGGATGTCGTCATCGCTTGGGCCGACGTATTTGACTTCTGGAGCTTTGGGTCCACTTCCAATGCACATGGTGGTTTTCCTTAGGTGATGTTGAGGCCAGTGCCCTGGCTAGACGAGTTGGCCGTGCGACCAATCCGCAGGCTTTTCTTGCCTTTGCTCGTCTTAATGCCGCGATCACGCGAGCCAATCTCTGGAGCTTGCGCTGATTTCTCTGGTGGCGGTGCGCCAATCAAAGTTGAAAGCCGCATGGCTTCTTCTTGTAAATCGTCTTCATTTTCTGCTTGCTCTACTTTGACTTCATTGATCTGCGTTCTTATCCGTTCCTGATCGCGCAACGTTCCTTGCAGCTGTGTCTGCATAGACATGACGCTGCTGCTCATCTGTTGATTGATGGCATCGCGTTGCAACTCGAACTCCCTGTCATAAGAGTCGTAATCCGGCTGGTAAATCGTGCCGCCACCGCCGCCTCCACCACCACACATCAGTTCAGCTCCGGGTCAATGATTACGACATTGGTCTGTTGATCTTCCAGCTTTTGCGCCAGCCATTTCACAACAGAAACCTGACCAGCACGGAACATGATCTCGCGATCACTCCATTCCAGTTCAGGAGCTCGATCAGGAAACTCAGCGGCAAGAGCAGCCACAAGCCTCTCATCGATCTGTGGAAGATGAGGCACTCTGCGTAGCCGTAGATATGGCCATGGTATCTAAGCTTCAGTCAGAAGCACAGCAGCTATGTCTGATCAGCTAGCCAAACTCAGCGAGATGCACGACCTCGTAATTGATCAAGTGCTGGAAGATCTTCAGAACGGTGATCGCAGAGCACGTCAAGAAGCAATGGCATTACTGAAGAACAGCAACGTCACTGCTGTTGCAGCTGAGGGTTCAACTCTCAAGAAGCTGGCAGGCAAGCTGGACTTCTCAGAGATGAGCGACAAGGTTGTGCCGATCACACCGAAAGCTGTTTAACGCCGCCATAGGCGCCGTGATTGGACAGGTTGGGTCGCCATCCCAGTGCAAGGGAATCAACGGCACCTTCCTGTTCACTCATCCATGCCTCCATATCTTCACGTTGCATTTGAGAGCTGCGTTCTATTTGCGTTCGCATCTGATCTTGGGCCGCGGCCTCTACGAAATAAGCAAGCGCAATTGCAAGTGCATCAGCCCGGTCATCGTGTGACAAGCAACCCTTCTCGTCGGTCAGCCGCGACATCTGATGAGCAACTGATCTGGAATAACCGTGTTCTGGATCTTCATCCAATAGGCGGTAATCAGCCTTGATCACCTTGGCCAACATGCAAAGCCTGTGCTGCTGAATGATGGGGCCAAGCGTGTCACAGAGACGTGTCTCTTTTCTGATGCTGTGCTTTACCTCTTCAATGGTTACCGGATGATGCCGGAGCATGTGGGGCTTAAGCAACGCCGTAAACATGCCATCACCCATGTTTGCCTCAGCGATGACATAGTTGACGCCCCATTTCTTGGCGATCTTGGCGCAATTCTCTAGAACAACGTCGTCATAGCCAAGGGTGCTGCCACCGCTTTCCAGAACAAAGAAATTACCGCCATATTCAGCCAATACACACCAGGCGAGCTCATCTCGGCCTCTACCAGCAGGGTCAATCGACATGACGACACGCGCTTCTTTTCGTTCCACCCAGCCATTAATAAAGGCAGGCCGATGCCAGAAACGATCAGCACCCATACCAACGCAAACCAGCTCTTGAAGCCGATATTCGGGAGAGCTCGACCAGACAACAGTTTCTGGAAGCGCAGATCCATCGATGTCGAGGACACAAATGTCGCCCAGTCGTACTGGGAAGCGATCAAGAGTGGCAAGCCTGCAATTGAGATAGAACTGAAGCTCGAAACTTGCCTTCGTCATCGACGCTTGACGTTGAAGGATGTCTTCGTGACTGAACCGCTCAGGGTCCGTTGGCTCTCCGACTAAGCCAGGATCAGTTTCAACCTCCGCTTCGATGCGTGGATCGAGGTTTCCTTCATAGGTGTCAAGCTCTTCTGGGTATAAAGCAGGCCAATACCGGCTTGCATAACCCCTTTCTCTTACCAATCGCAGGTAAATACTTGTCTCTGTATGAGGAGTTCCGAGATAAATAATCTTTCGCGGCAACAATTGACCCTCGTCGGGTTTAATAATTGACTCCATCTCAGTAACAGCATGAGCAATACGCTCTTGCTTCAAGATAGTGAGCGTATTTGCCAGGGTTTCGATGTCATCAAGGACTGCGCAAGTGCAACGCTGACCAGTGGTTTGGGCTCCAACGCCTAGCGCACGAACAGATGGCGACTGTTCAACCGTGCAAGGGGCGACATCAAAGGCGACATTGCTGGATCTGTTCTCCAATCCAGGCAATAAACACTGCAATATGTCCACTTCAGCCATGGTGCGCAGCATGAACTGCGTGAAATCCGTTGCTTTGATGGCAGTAGCTGAAACGACAAGGATCTTTTCCTCTGGATCCATGCGCAGCCGCCATAAAGCGTAGTAACTGGCCAGCAATGACTTGCCCAGGCCCCTAAATGCAACAGTCAGCTGCCGATCAGGGCCATCTTGCATCCATTGAGCAACAGCAACCTGCTGTTTTGTGGGAGTTGTTGCCAGACCTTGCTCCCTGAGGAGGTAGCAACAGAACTGCGGAAAGCTCCGCAGCTGTTCTGGCATCTCTTCCCACAGTTGCTTCATTCAAACGCCTTGGCAGCAGCACGATTGATGGCAGCTTTTAGCTGCTTCTCTTTGCCAGCAACTAAGTGATAAGACGACACGAAGCAACAAGCTTGAATACCGCTTTCAGTAAGACACACCTTGAGACAGTCGTCTTCAGTGGGGGTGACATCAAGCATTACTTCTTAGAGCTTTTGCTTTTAGTCGTCACCTCAGGAGGAGGATTCGGTGGCGTTGGTACAGGAGTCGGCGTATTAGGCATTCCCTGCACATAAGGCCATTGACCTGTTGCAGTGAAATAGCCATCTTGAGC